AACTCAAGGTGTTCAAGCTCCGTCGTTGTACCTACTCTACCGCCGGACCCTCCTATATTCATAGTCGCACTCGTAGGAATCGTAATAGCCATCTTCGCATCGGCCGTAGAGGTTGCGGAGTAAAGAAACAAACCATCAATAATGTAGTTTGTATTGGCTGCTAGCGTCAACGTCATGTTCGTAACATCCGTCAGGGTCGTGGTCGTGAAAGTCTGATCGGATGTCACACGAGAAATGATGATTCCAAGTATCGACCGCAGTGTGGCCGGGGAGACGAACGCCAGAGCGTTGGCAGCGTCCTTCGCCAAGATGGTGTCGTTACCGGCAACATTGAATTTCAAGCCACCAGAACCAAACTCACTGAACACGCTGTTGGAGCTCGATGCGTTGAAAGCAAGGCTGCCCGGACTCAACCGAGATAGAACAGTGTCCAAGCCAGCAGTGTTAAAACCTAAACCTGCTGAACCAGATTTGAACAGAGCAGAGTTATCGCTGGCCGATGCGAAGGCCATAACAGCCCCACCAGATCGAATGAGTGCAGAGTCATTCAGGAAGTTGCTGGATATGGCCGCGAAGTTACCTGTTTGACGGCCAACAACTGAGTTATCGGCAACCTGTAGTCTAGTTGGAAAGTTGGCCGCATTAGCAATGAGGATAGAGTTATCGATATTGAAATCTGTCTCCATCACCGCCCCGGCCGCGTTTACGTTGGTAGCATCGGTTACGTCAGCCAACGCCTCGATCCCATCCAGCTTCGTACCGTCAGTCGCTACGTCACGACCATCTACGGTTCCACTGACGACGATGTCATTATCAACTGTTAAATCATCTGTTGTTATTCCAAAGTTTCCGGCATCCCAATTACCTGTTAGTGCTCTTAAACCACTAGCTAATAAATATTGAGAGTGGTCATCATCAGCAAGACCAGTTAGAAGATCGTGATCTCGCGTTCCAAGATCAGCAATACTACGGCCTGAAAGATCAGCCGCCGCAACCCAGGGGGAAGGTCTGGTCTTGTCTGCTAGGGCATACTGTATATGATCGTCATCACCTAACCCTAACAACAGACCATGATCGGCTATGCCAGAGAATCCGCTTCTTATCTCCTGCCTGATAAGAGTCCTAAAAATCTCACGGACTCGACTTTCAGTTAATGATCTTGATTTACTTTTGGCCATGATACCCTTGTTCGTTGAACTTTATTCAACTTTTAAAAAAAACTGTATCCCGAATTTCTTCGGAATACAGTATCGTTTAACTGGCATAAACGTTTGTATTAGCTAACTCGACGAATCGAGAGAGTCTGAGATTGTCCGGTACGGTTTCTCAATCGCATAACATTCCCTCGTGAGTACAAACAAATATACCCATCAAGGTCATGGCCCACAATAGGACTATTCCGCATCTCAACGTCGTATGTCCGATCCCCACCAGTCTCGTTATACAAGTACACGAGATCAGAATCAATACCCAAACCTTGAGTATCATTGGTAAACGGAGTCTGGTCTTGAAGAGCTGTCCAGTCATCCGCAGCAGTTTGTAGACCAGGAACAACATTATCTGCATCCAACGCACCACCAGTTTCAACAAACCCTCCGGTCGGAGCGTATGCCGTCGCACCAGCATTCATAACGAATGGAACAGTATAATCATTAGTCCCGTCAGTAATCCAAATTTCACCATCCCATACGTCTTCGCACAGAGCCGCCGTTGCACCAGCGACAGGAGCGACTCCGCCCGCACCGTCAATAAGACGGATATCACGGATAAGTTTACGATATGAAGGATCACCGTGACTATCACGGTAGAGATTAGCGTCCATTGTTGCATCTACAAGAGTATCAGAACCAGTAAGAGCAGCAATAGGACCGATACTAAAAGTTATATCGTCAGTAACAAAAGTCACCAACTGGTCGCCATCGACATCAGCTAATGTTCCGTTACCAAGAGCGGTAGTAAGAGCAACATCTACATCGTAAGAGATAGTCACCCAATCTCCAACACGAAGACCGTGTGATGCAGAAGTTACAAACAAAACTTCATCCTCAATATTTCCACCAGTATCATCAAACAATGTTGATACAATAAATGGTGTAGTTTGGTTAGCAGTATCATTACTATCTGCCGCTCTGTTACCGTAGTTAGCCGGTGGAGCGGGCATCGAAATCTCTGCTTTCATCTCACCTACCCGACGATTAAGGTCAGGATGGATAAATGCAACTTCGTAGACGCCTTCAGCGTATCCGATAACGCCAGTATCGGTTCCGCCAAGACTGTATTCAGCATCGTCCGCAAGAACAATACTTGTAGTTTTGTGTCCCAAGACCCGTAGCGAAGGGTCAGACATTGAAACACGTTCATCAGGAGTAAATGGCATAAGTTAATTTTCCTTAACTTGAATCCCTAATTAAAGGGAGATGAGAGGTAGAAAGTTTGTATAAAAGACAGAACAACCATCTTTTAGAATCTATTAAGCGGTTGCAAGCTCAATAGCGAAGTCAGGACGCAAGGCCCCGCCGCCACCAAGATGCTTAACAACCAAGAAGTCGGCACCATGCCGAACAGAACGCTCACGCTCGATTTTGTTACCCATCATCTGAAGATACGCCATCGCATCTTTATGGAAGATAACACCAACAGAGTTGGAGAAATCGCCCTGGTACTTTGTAGGTCCGGTAGTCACATTCTCGTTCCCCATTCTAGGAGACTTCCAAATATCAACACCATTGTACATAAGAGTTGAATCCCTCGGAGGATTCACATTCCCTGAAGGACCAGACATTCCCAAGTTTCCAGACCAGAATGGACCGGCAGAACTACCGGAACCAATCATTTCTGCACTAGAAATCGGAATACCAAACTGCTTTAGAGCATACCACAGATTGACGTTAACCACACATGCCCGATTTTCAAACGGAACGTTGCGATCATCGGCTTCAAACACAATCACAGCACGATCAATTGCAGCCAGCAAAGCACCGGCAGCATCACGTGACGCGGTTGCAGATGGGACACCAGTGGCAGCCAGCGTTGCATCAACGATAGCTAGACCATTGCCATCCACACCCCCACCAAGGAACGGTCCATTAGCGGGTGAAGCGGTACGACTAGTATTGAGAAGCAACCTAACCACATTACTATCAACCTCACGTGCAAGGGCACGTGCAGCCTCAGTAGCAAGATCACTTCTGATCTCGAAGTGACTCATCATCAAGTCAATATCATCGAGAACATGGTGCGAAACGATAGGACGAGCATCAAGAGAAATCGTGATTTCGCCCTGCTCAGTATCCAAACCAAGCAATTCAGCACCCGCTGCATGGCGTTCAGCACTAGCAAGCCACAACCGGGGAAATCTGAGAGTCGTTCCCGTAGTGATGGTCTTCATGTTTACAAGAGGCAGCATCAAGTTGTTCTCTTCAAACCTCGTTAATACTTCGCCTCCAAATATAGGCAACCAAAGGTCATCAAAAGCTGGTACTGCATTTTGAGCGTTCTCGCCGAAGCGAATCGGTGAGAGATCGGTCATTTGATTTATCTTTCTTTTTGCTGATCAAATATTTAGTTGTTTAAAATTGTCCTTAGATTGTCCGTTTAGGGTCTTTGGGTTTCTTACAAGTGATTTTTAAAGTAGAACTGATATCGGCCCCATGCCGAGTCATATTCCTACTGTGAAATCGGATATAACGAACCAGAGATTCAGCTATCTCTGGATTCTCTTTTACAAATCCAACGGTTCGATTGCAATTACCGCAAAGCAAACCACGTATCTCGCCAGTTGTATGATTATGATCAACAGCTAAATTTCGTTTAAACTCAGTCATGTGTCGTTTGCAAATAGCACAACAGAAATCTTGTTCTTGTAACATTTGATCATAATCGTCTTGAGTCATATTATACTCACGCTTTAAAAGAGCTTCACGGAGAGAATAATTAGTTTTATCTCTCCATTCTATTGTTTGTTTAATACTACACTGTTTACAATATCGTTTAAAATAAGATTTATTTCTTTTAGGATCAAAATGATGATAATAAAACTCCGTCGTCAACGGTTTCTCTTCACTACATTTATTACATCTTCGTGTTTCATTCATAATAAAACAGCACCGCCCGGTTATGGGCGGCACCGCTAATTTTTACATCGACTGGATTCGTCCGGCTGTCACATGTTTGATCATGCCGCTTTCACGAATCTTTCTATACACTTCCTCACGATATTCCTTATCTACTTTATATCGTGGATCACGAATAGCTGCGGTCATTTCTTCATTTGAAGTGAACGTCGGTACTCTAGGTGCGGCATTACCGGATGGCTGAACAGTACCTTCAATCTCTGTCTTAGGTTCACCAACACTAGGATTCGACGTATCCTGTGCCCTTAGAGTTTGAAGTCCCATTAATGCTAACTTCCATCCTGGTCCACGAAGCTGATCAGCTACTACTTTAGTATCATCTGGTAACAGATTGGACTTAGCCCACTCCAAAAGTTCTTTCAACTGTTCCTCACCACCAACTACAACAGCAGCCTGTGCCGCATCATCTTTCATTCTGTTCTTGTGGTCACGAACCTTAGCTTCAATAAAACTATCAGGAATACCGGCCTCTTTAAGAGAAGCCTTAGTAGCCTCTGAGAGTTCAGTAGTATCCATCAACTCAGCGTCGATAGCTGACCAGTCAATCCCGTCTTCACCTACCAATTCTTTACTTTTATCAGGAAGAATAGCAGAAGCCATATCGTTAACTGCTGACTTATTAGTAGGCTCGGTTTGCTTCTGTTGTTCTTCAGTTTTAAGAGTTTTAATCTCTTCAGACTGTCTAGTACTGTGGCCCTGCAATTCTTTAAAACTTTTAACAAAATCTTCAGGAGTTTTAAACTGTTCGGGGAGTTTATACCCACTTTCTACAGCCTTCTTCAGCATCTCCAAAGCAACGTCACCTTCGGTCTTCGGCTGAGGCTCGACAGTTTGTGTATTGTCTACATTATCCATCAACTAGTTTCCTGTGGTTGTGCGACAGGAGCATTTTTAGCTACCTCAAGAGCCGCCTGCTGAGCCACTCTCTGAGCTTGCTCTGCTTGCTGCTGAGCAAGTATCGCTTGGTCTTCTGCTGCAATATCTTCATCACTCTTTACTAAGCCAGTAGATTCAATACCCATTGCCAAAACTAAACGATCCATCAGAACAGAATACCGAAGTCTTCTTTGAGCGTCTGGTGGAAGTTGACCGACAACTTGAAGAAAACTAAGAAGTTTCTCACCATCAACCTCACGCCGTAGTGCTTCAAGACCGGCACGAACCGTAATCTTAAGTATACCGTCTTTATCTGCAATAAACTGTGCTATATCGGGGGGAAGAATTTCATCGGACGCCATCTGAAACATCGTACGTCGGGCAATCTGTATCATAATGTCCTGAGTCTGTAGACTAAGAACACCACCAAGAGCTTGTTCAAGTTCTTGTGCGATAATACGAACTTGTTCTGCTGTCACCCGATCGCCTTGTGGCTGAACAACTGAATTCATCAGGAATCTACGACCAATACGTTGTTCACTGTCTTGTACGGCTTGTAATGTAACGGCTACTTGTGCCTGATTCTCTGCTTGGATTGCAAAGATATCTCCTTGCACGGCGGGAATAGCCGCACCATTAACAGAGTTATCAAAGTCAGTAAGATCGGTAATACCGGCTGGATTCACGCCCCACCGATACTCTGAATTCATAAGATTACCGTCCATCAACGCCTTTCTCAAAGCATCGAGAACACGGATATCACCAAACATATCCTCAACGAATGAACGACCGTAATTCTCACCGGCAACAGCCGACCACCGTAACGGAAAGTATGGAGAAACGGTATAGAACGTGTCAATGTCGAATGTCTTATTACGAAATTCTTTCTTAACGTCCCATCTTTTCTCATCCCTATTCCACTTGATCTGTGTGTAGATAGCTTCTAGTGCTTTATCACTCGGACCTATTTCTACTTCACTAGGTGGTTTTACCTTTGGAAAATTTCTTACCTCTTCAGGTAAGTATTCAGGATCAACCCACTCTTCAATAATAATCTCTCGCCACTCACCAGCCGGTGTTCGCTTTACAATATACTGATCAAGACGAAAGAGTTGAAAACTATAATCATTCTTTTCAAACAAAAGAACATCACCAATAACAATCAAATGTTGTTCAACCATAAACAAGGATGATCTCAAGTTTGTTGGAATAAGCTGATCCATCACATGACCAGTAAAACGCTGCAACATCTTACTTTCTTCAGTCGTATCCTCACCTTCAGGTACTAGAGCATCATTGATCTGAAGTTCTAAGAACGGGATACGATTAATGGGATAGAGGGCACTCACCATCCTAGCAGCGAGATTCATTGTCCCTTCGGCTGGCACACCAGCATACGGAACGGGCAAGTCTTGCTCTTCAGCCATACCAGATTCAGGAAGAAGACCAGGGATCACCAGTTTTGCGTGTTCTCTTGCACGACTTAGCTTGGCTGATCTTTCCTCATCAAACTTCTTGAACCGTTCTGAAAGAGTATCTTTATGTTTAGCCATCTAATCTTACCGAATCCTGGCACATTAAAGTCTTAAACCAACCGGAAGAATACCACTTGAAAATCCAACAGCCCGTCTACTAGTTGTAGCACCTACAACGAAATCACGTCTTGGAACAATTTGTCTGCTTGCTTTAAACATGAATGCATTTATAAATTTCTGAAAATCTTCAGTACCAAACGCTTGTGGTTGTGGTACGTGCTTACGCTCAGGAATCTTTTCAATCCCTGAAATTCTAATCTGACCAACTTGCCGATTTCCGCCCCTAGTTAGAGATTGGAAACCTGTACTCCTGGTAAGACTCGAAACCAAAGAAGAGATTGAAGCTCGACGAGCTATTCGTTTAGCGTTTCTTGCTCGTATCACCGCTTCTAACGGATCGGGCAAGGCTTGTCCGTGTGCCACCTAGTTCTTCCTCTCTTTGTTTCTTACTAACCGCATTTAGTTTATTGAGTACAATCATTGATCCCTTTGCCTCAGAGATAAATGCCAATGCTTGATCAGAAGTATTTAAACTAAGACGAAATACTTGTCTAAACTGTGGATTTAACCATTTTTCTAATGCATCAATCAAGGCCGGATCAATGGGAGGCCACTCAACCTTCTCAAGCTGAGCCAATAAATTCATTTCAACATCCGTTAATTCTCTCATATCTGTTTCTTCTGGCATAATCCTTCTCCCTCATACGGGTTTATTATTGTGTCGTAATTAATACAAACCTTATATTTTACTTATCTTCCCAATAACGGATAAACACTACATACTGTGCCCAGCCCTTCATCCCAACGCAATAACCTTACGCATCTTCTCATTTGCTCACAATATTCCTCACTTAGACCCGCTTCTAAATATCTCGACTTGACACAAATGGTCAAATCTAAATTATTTTCTAACCACCATGCAACCATCTTCACAGCTTTAACCGGCCCTACCTTTGGTATGCCAGGAAGACTGTCAGTTGTATCTCCCATCAACCATTGAACATGGAAGTTAATAGATGCTTCCTCTGGTGTAATTTTCCTGACTTCTCGAAAATCATCTTTGTCTGGATTATGATGAAGTCCGGGTATTTGAAGTAAGTCTTTATCTATTGTAACTATAATATTTGAATCATAATCTGGTTCCGTACCGCGAATCCCAAGTAAATCATCCCCCTCTAACCCATCTATCTCTTCCGTATAAAATTCATACCGAAGAATATCAAATGCGTCGGATAACATAGCTGGCCGTGGCTTATCTTTCCTAGACTTCTTGTAGTCTGGATAGATACCATACCGAAAACATTTATCTTTTGATAAGCACACAAGGATATCAGCATCCTCATCCGCTGCTGACAACGCCCAACCTTCTGTCATGTTAATGATCTGGTGTCGTAGCAACCATAACTCTCGGTCTTCACCAGCCATAGCCGCACACTTCCAGGCTATGATGTCACCATCAAGTAGTACTCTCATTACGGACTCCATAACTTATGCCAACGACTCGGAGGCCATCCACTCATACCACTATTATAACCGCATCTACATTTAGATATAAATACACCACAATTTAAACAATGAACTACATCACCATCACAGTATGGTGTTGCACAATAGATTGGATCAAAATAGTTAGAAGAAAGCATCTCATCGGTGTGTGGACATTTAAGAACACGGTCCCAAAATTTACTCATTCTACTTCTCCATCACTCGGATATCCACCGAACAACATATCAATATTCTTCTCAATCTCTAAATGATAGTGTTCCAAGTCTTTTATGTTTGTCAACACAAAATCAAACAACTCATCAGAATATTTACCGTTACTATAATTATGAGAAAGTTCTTCTGATTCATGCTTACGCCACTGTGCATGTAAATCCCTTAATCTTGCATCAGCACAAATAAATAGCAACTTGGCATTCCACTTTTTGAGACACTCAACTTCATTCATAAATCGAATGTCATCAATCAGAACAAATATCTCACCACGCTTACCAATACCATTCTTTTCATCCTGCTGTGCTCTACATAGATGAACGTCCATCATCTTACACCACCAATTAGGTTCTTCAGCACGAATAATATCCGTACCTATAACCTGTAGTATATTACGATATAATTCTGGACGTTCTTCCCTCTCCACACCAAGAATTTTAGCTGCCTCTTTCAACGGACCCGCAAAATTCAATAACCGTGGAAGTCCGTAGCTCTTATTTACAATTGTTTTTGCCGCGTGAAGGCAAAACTCAGTCTTCCCTGCCCTGGCTCGGCCCGCTACTCCTAGTATTTGCATTAATGTTTTCCTTTCGAACCAATACACACACCTACCAAGAGACAGATAAAACCATAAACTAGTGTCCAAAATAAACCAAAATACATATTAGTGTGTCTCCATCCAATTGTTTCCTATCTTGTATTCACCAGTGATAGGAACTTTTACTTTCAAGATACAGCCCGCCTCTGTCATTGACTCTACGGCAACCTTACCCACTGTATCAGCTATCTGCGGTCTTGCTTCAAACTGCTGCTCATCATGCACGTTCAAAACAAGTTTAACAGGCTGTTCTTTAAATTTATTGTTGGCAATAATAATTG